TTTTTAAAACCTATATTACCAGTGTGTTAGGTAGACTCTGGAGTTGCTGATGTTAACGATTGACGTTATTCGAAAATCCATGAAAGGGATGAAGGCTATTGTCGTAGCCCTCAACGAACACTCCCTACGGTTTAACGGCGACAACTCTATTAAGCTGGAGAAGTCCAACAAGGGTAATATCAAGTCGCAAGAAGGTAAGTTGTTTGCTGCGTTCAACGATTATGTTGCGCTGTACTTTAACTCAGAAGAACGTTTGGCACTGTACAAGCTTTATGAGAAAGCTCACCGGATCTGCGAGAACCCGACTTACCGTGGGTACAAAGTAGAACTGCCCGAGATCAAACCGATCCTGTGGCAGATTCTGGACTTCATCAAACCGGACCGGTTCATGGACTACATCCAGAACTCTCCGCACTTGGTGATTCCTCCGGAGTTGAACGTGGCAGCGAGCAAGGGTTATTACCCGGCTGAAACCACCATCACCGAAGAGCATTATGTGCACATGGTGAAGATGACGCTGCTGGTTCGTGTGATCTATCCGATTATCTTCTCGCTGACGTTCCGTTATGCTGGGTTCATGAACATGAGCTTTGCGGAATTCGTCTGTGGGGATTTGATCAAGGACAACCCGCACATCATCAACACCGAAGGTTGGCGGAAGCTACAGCTGTATGTTGATTATTCGTTCAAGAAGCGTGGGGAACCATTAAAGGTTGACGGCGTAGGGAGCATGGAGTATTTCGTAGAGCATGTACTCTACAACACCGTGTTCACTCGACTGTGCTGTGCCATTATTCCGGAAACGGAAGACGGCAAGAACCTGGCTACCGCGATCAACGCTGCTGTACGGCAGCACGAGTCGAGCGGTGCTAAGTGGCGTCGTAAAGACGACGGGTATGAAGGGGAAGAAGAGAAACGTTCGTTGTATGAACGTTATCAGGCCAAAGAGTCTGTTAAATCCACCGACGAAGAAGTTGAAGCTGAATTCTTCTCGATGGGGTTGATGGATGAGTGCGACAATGAACGTCACACTGATCGGTTCACCATCCCTTGCATGTCGCTGGGTATCAAACAACCGGAACTGGTTGAGCGTATCTTCGACAACATCCCACCCAACTGGGAATTCGAACTGGCGGCACACAACCTTAAATTACTGCAAATGGTATTTAAGGGTGACGTTTCCATCATGATTTACTGGGCGGCTAACTATACCCAACTGATGGCGGCCATTGCGCTGGCTCAGGTTCGGTTAGCTGAATGGGGTTATGAGTACCTGCCTTCCATTGTGGGGGCTATTCATGATCCGAACGGCATGCGGTCTATTGCCGATATCTTGAAGTTGACCTCGACAGATAAAGATTATCTGGAGAGTATCTGTGACGTTCAAAGTAGAAACGATGAGGGTCGATCCTTCAACGAGGCTATTGAAGACGCTACCGACTTCTTGGAAGGTCTTGCAGCGGGCCAGTGGAAGTCCAACTTGGAGTATGGCGTTCTGAATGAGCCTGAGATTTATGAGCGGGTAGAACGTGGTGCTTTGTTCGAGATTGAAATTGAACCGAAGATTCGTGAAGAGTTTATGCGTTTGATTAGGCAAATCAGCGAATAAACTAATTTAGATTGATGGAGAACAACGATGGCTGAAATTACGACTATACTGCAACAAGCGATTTTTGGTATTGGTACGACTCAACATGACCACGTGCATCGTCACAATACCCTGCACCTGGAGAACATCGAGATCGATCGACTCCGTCACGAACAGGAAACCGGCGGCATCCTGCCTCGCACCCTGAACGATATCGCCATGAACTCCGGGCAACTCTGCGCGCAGCCACAAGGCTATGTTTCTGTCGAAGACGGCATGAACATGCGCCGCGGCATCTGCTTGCTGAAGTTTCAGGTTTACTCGAACGCTTCCGAGTCTTCGGATCTGTCGGTGGTGTGCTATCTGGTCGGTGGCAACAGCTCTGCTGAAAACGGTCTGGATGGTACTACCCGTCTGCAACCGGTTCGCTGCTGGAGTACGCTGACTTCGCAAACCAGCGACAGTCATGGCTACCCAACGGTTCGTCAAGTCGTGGACAGCACTCACCAGTTCCTGCTGGGTGACCCCTACGGCGCGAAAGAGATGGCGGCGGTGCGTCCGTATGACGTGGCCAGTGCTGCACTGGGTTACGCAGTTACCGACGGCGACGGCTCCGCTAACAACTATTGTGGCGTAGCCAACTCCGACCTGACCAATCAGTTGCTCATGTCGAAGACTCAGAACCTGAACCCAACTCACTACTCCAAGGAGTTGTTGAAGCTGGCAGTTCAGACTGGCGATGATGTCAGTCAGAACGGTAAGGAACTGGCTTGGGCGATTGGTGACTACATGACCACCAGCAGCCTGAACGAGATCTCTCCGCACGATAACCCATTCATGCAGACCATGATGAGTGTGCTGAGTGTTCACAGTCTGGCGAACTTCCGTGGTTGGTCGGTCGATGAAATGGCCGAGGTATGGTCTAACTTCGCTGACGTCCTGAACTTGGACAACATGGACGTGACTCGCTTCGCGGTCGACGATACTACGTTGACCACCAGCGACTACGGTCGTGTCAATCAGCACGAGATCATTGCATCTGAAGCAGCCATGATGTGCGTGCACCAGTTGCTGGCTAACGGTCTCATGTCGTACAAGTTCTCGTCTACCAACAACCCAACCGAGTTCGACGGTGTTGGCGGTGACGAAGGCGGCGGCGTGTCGTTCTCTCCAGGTCAGGCCATGTCGGTTCTGGATAACGATGTCAACATGGAGGGTCGCGTTGAAAGCTTCAACCGTAACTTCACGGATTCGTTCTTCGCGAAGTACACCGGTCCTTATGCTCACTTGCGGACGCTCATTAACCTGAACATGGAATGCCATATGTTCGGTGAGACCCGTGTGACCATCTCGTTCGGTGGGGAGTATCAAAACTCCAAAACCTTCAGTAACGCAACCTATTACATCAACCATTCCAGTTCTTCCATCTCCGGTTCCGAGAACGGGCTGCTGGAGTCGAAGAGCTACTTGCAGAACATCAAGGAATATTTCTAAGGTGACCCGTCATGAATGAACTTAATAAGCTGTACAAGGCCATGCTGCTGTCCTGGAACACCCTCGTCAAAAGCGACGGCCGTATCCTGCTGGACTTGGACGGCGAAGAGTATCCCATCACCATTGACGGGATGAACCTCTACCTACCTACCACTGACGTGCTGGATGAAGTGGCGGTGGGCAAAGTGTTCTGGCACCCAGCCTGCGAGGATATCACCTCGAAGGAAACGGAAGTCTTCAAGGTGCTGCGCAAGGTAACCTGCCTGCGTCTGCTGAATGCCTTCCGTTCGATCCCTCCGGTGCTGTTCGCTGTATCTGGTACCAAGCCAAAGAACTCGTGGAACCAACGCGTGCTGGATCTCCTGGAGCCTCTCAAGGGCGCTAAGAGCGGTACCGTCAAGGAACTGGTGGACCTGTTCGGTCGTCTGCACGTTGAAGTAGAAGAAAACGGTCTCGACAACCGCTTCGTTCACTTCAAGACCACCAAGTCCAGCGGCAAGTTGTCGAAGATCAGCGGCGAGAAGGTGTACTACTCCACCAAGCCGGAGTTCCCGTTCTACAACGAACTGGTTCGCCGCATCGCTCGTACTGAAGGCAAGACCGACAACCAGCAGATCGAGATCAACAACCACAGCGTGTCGCGCGCCGCGGTCAAGTTGGCTATCCATCTGTTCCAGTTCATCGTTCCAGCGGTGCTGTCGCCGGATGACCACATCCATGAAGCGAACTCTCCGATTGCAGCTCGTATGGTTTCGTACCTGAACTGCTACGCGGACATCGCTGAACAGATCAACAAGATCCAGGGCACGTTCCGGTCGGAATTCGCGAAAGCGGGTATCCATCCGATCAGCCTGAGCTGGACTGAAGATCTGGAGAACCTGCCAGAGTGGTACAAGCAGGTTCCGAAGATGGACTACAACACCCACAACACCCACGAAGAAACCGTCCATCAAGCAGCAGGACGTCAAGACTTCGCCGGGCTCATGTCGGTGAGCAGCAACGTCAACCAAGCGCCAGTGCAACAGACGCCGGGTACTCAAGTCCAACAAGCAGGTGCAGGTATTGACCCGCTGACTGGTTTCGTGATCACCCCGCCGCCTCAAGTGCTGGCATCCGATCGACTGACCCGTTACGAATGCAACTTCGCGACCGGTCGTGTGACTCACTACGGTGTTGACACACTGACCAACCTGCCGGTTATGTACATCTGCACTCGCCAAGGTTCTTTCTTGGAGCGTCAGACACCAAACCCGGGTGCCGGTATGATGAACATGTTGGGTGGCTTCAACATGGGCATGGGTAACATGGGTGGTGGCGGTATGAACATGGGTGGTATGAACATGGGCATGGGCCAACCAATGATGCTTCCGAATGGCATGATCCAACTGCCAAACGGTCAGGTCATCCATCCGTCCCAGCTCAACCAGCAACAACCCGTCATGCCAACCGGTTCTCCAAGTGTCACCAACTTGGACAACAACAGCGGTAGCGGCTTCGGTAACAGCCCAGCCTGGGGTTAACAGGTAGCATTAATAACCAGCAGGGGTCGACCCCTGCTGGTTATTATTTTTTGTCAGAAAAAACTATTTTTATGCTCTGGCTGTATTATTACGTGCAATGCGTGTGTTTAATGCGCTTTCATTAACCTGATAGATCATTGTAAGCCCGCTGGTATCCTGGTTAGGATTGGTGATCCCGTTGATGTAAGCGGTGGTCCACCAGAGATAAGCAGGAACTCCCATGACCCGGAGGAAACGATAGAAGTCATTCTTGTACGCTTGCTGTACGGCGGGAACGACTTGTTGGAAAATCCCGGCTTCCTTGCGAATAAGCTCAAGTTCCGATCTGACCAACGTCTTATACCGTTCCGTATAGAACACATCTTTACCATTGTTAAAGTCGTTGTTGGCAAGTGGCATAAGTAACCTTCAGGGGGAGTCAATAAATTTAGAACCTATATTATCTTCCTGAACCTATATACCCTGATGTTTAAGAGGTCACTTGATGAATGAGTTCGAATTTAATTTAACCGGTATTACTGATGGAATCCGTTACAAATACGGATGTGGTGAAAACCAACTCCATCCAGCGCTGATTGGTGTAAGCAGTAATTTAATTGTGTTCCCTATGTGTTCCTCGGCTGGTCGTATGTACATGGCCGGTAACATGATTCCAAAATCTGTTCCGACTGAAGGTGCAGATGTTCGTTGGCTCATGAGTGGTAACGAACGTAAGTACGGGGAGACTGCACGTAAAGTAGTAGCCCCGAGCAACATGATCGTGGAAGAGTTGTTCAGTATCCGAAGTATGGATACGGGCAAGAACACCGATGACTGGGAGCCGACTCACATCGTTTATAAGAACGACGAGAAGAACGCCTACGATCTGTTGGAGCTGCCGTCCTACCACACTCAGAACACGAGCGTGGGTTGGGAGTACGTTTACGACAAAGATGTCCTGCGTAAACTGAAACCAGGTGCATGGTTGCCAAAGGGAACAATCTTCGGACAGTCTCCCCGTATTGACGAAGACGGCATCTGGCGCTTCTCGATGCCAACCAAAGTGGCTGCCTATTCTGACCACCGGACGGAAGAGGACGGTATCGTCATCACTGAGTCGTTCGCTGAACGTTGCGCTTGCATGTTCAAACACACTCGTGGCTTCAACTGGAACGAAGACGAATACGTTCCACTGATGCTGTACGGAACCGAAGAGAACCCTTCACCGTTCCCTCAGCCAGGTGAAGCTATCCGTGACGATGGCATTGTCATGGGTTTCCGTAAACGTATTAAGGAGAACGCACTGGTCAGCCTGACCAAGAAAGCACTGCGTGAACCTGATCCGACCTACGACCACCTGCTCTATGCTCCGCGTGATTGTGAAGTGAAAGCAGTCCACGTTGAGTCGGACCGTAGCAAGAACAAAGCGAACAACCGTAACACCACCTACATCCCGCAACGGCACAACCAGATGCTCGATCGTTATGAGCGTCGTCGTAACGAGATGTGGGTCAACGTACTGAACTGGTACGAAGGTAAAGTTCGCATGAGTCGTAATGGCAAGATCGCTATGACTCATCGCCTGAACACGTTCATTCGTGATGCGTACGGTAACTACACCGACCGCACGGGCCGTCCTAATCCACTGTTCCGTTCGATCAAGCGGGAGAAGTACAAGGATTGGAACGTTACCATTGAACTGAAACAACGCATGACCGGTCGTGTCAAGTGGAAACTGTCGGGTCTGAACGGTGACAAAGGTGTCGTCATCCAGATCATTCCTGATGACCATGCTCCGATGTACGCAGACGGTACTCGAGCAGAAGTGATCCTCAACAACATTCCAGCATTCCGTCGTCAGATCTACGCACTGTTGTTGGAACTGAGTATCAACTTCTTGACCATGCACATCCACCGTGAAGTGCAGCACCTCCGTAAAGAAGGTGACTACCGTAATGCACACCGTATCTTGATGGAGTACTTCGAACAGGGCTTCCCTGAGTTCGCCGAGATGTTCAAACTGGCGACTGAGGAAGAAGAAGACATGATCGAGTACATTGATAACGTGAGTAAGAAGAACATCTCTATTCACATCATCAGTAACTCCAAATTGTTCGGTGTTAACTTGATCAACAAACTGCGGGAGCGTTATAAGTATCAACCGCAGAAAGCAACCTGGGTTAACTCGTTGGGGGAGAAGCAAGAGACTGCTAACCCAATCATGATCAGTATCCAAGACTTGATCCTTCTGGACAAGTTCGGTAGTGACATGAGCGCTCAGTGCATGCCCAAGTCTAACTTGTTTGGTATGCCAGCGAAGATGAGCGACAGTGACCGTTACAGTTTGCCGATGAACGATAAAGGCAACAAGAACACTGCTGAGACTGAAGGCCGTTGGGTCACCAGTCAGTCGGGTGGTCAAGAGGTGGTTAAGTTGTTCTCTCTGGCGTATTCACCTGAGAACCGCATCAGTGCAGTTCGACGGTTTGTCCGAGCGAATGACGTGTTTAACATTCCTCAGATCATCAAGCCCGAAGAGTACGTGAATAACCGAGCATTGAACATGTCCGTGAGCATGATGAAGGACTCTGGGTTGTCTCTCCGTAATGAGCTGCCTAGCGACCGAGTCAGCAACGAACACTTGCAAGGTTACAACGGATCCCGTTTGGGTGGGCTCCTCGCTGAGCTTCACGATAAAGAAGCAGAGATCAAAGGTCAACAACAGGGTGGGCAAGTATCCTCATGATGAAGTTTAGTCTTCGAGAGTTTGCGAACATTCCAGAAGAAATGATGTTGCGCTGGCGAGGTTATCGGTGTCCGGTAACCGTAGTCGACGACGAAGGTGAATCTGTTGAGTCTGACACCTATGTGCTGATGTTGACGTGGTTGGGGTTGATTATCCATCGACACTACAACCACATCCCTTATTCGGTTAAGGAGTTGATCCCCTCGAATAAGGTGGCAGGTAACACAGCCAAGATGATCACCTACGACGATGACGTCCAGGCCATCCCCATCAACTACATGCTCGCCAAGCTGCTACCGACTATTAAAAGTTTGGCAGAAATCGATGACATCAAACGGATGATTCATATCTGGCAGAACAAACTTCATAACCAATCCGTGGTGATGGGTGAAGGGTCGTCTCTGTCAGCCTCCGCAGAGTCCGTGGGTGATCTCATGGCCGATGAAGGGGTAATGGAAATCCGTGATCAGATCCTTAACAAGGAGATCTCGATCGATGAGGGGGAAGACAAGTTCAACCTCCACATCAAAGCGGCTGAAAGCTTAGACCGTAACGTCATGGCCATGCTGGCTCGGACGGGTGGTGTGAGTGTGAACCAGGCGTATCAACTGTCTGTGATGCGGGGTGGGGTGTTCAGTCTCAACAACACCATTCACCCCAACGCGGTCTCCGTGCCGTACGCTCACGGCATTACGAACTTGGCGGATTCGCTGGGTGAGAAGAACGCCTCGGGTAAAGCTCTGACCAACAACGGTAAAGCGTTGAAGGACTCGGAACTGTTCCACCGTAAGACCCACATCCTGACCGCTGTTGTGCGTGGCATGAACTTCGGTTGGGATTGTGGTACTCGGATCTGTGTTCCTATCAAGATCGCCAGCATGAACGTTGCGATGGGGTTACGCGGCAAATGGCAGCAAATGCCAGCCGGGAATCTCCAGCTGATCGATAACGACAATGTCTGGGATATCAAGGTAGGGGAAACGATCTGGATTCGTTCTGTTGCGTTCTGTAATAGTCGCGACGCTGGTGTTCCATGCGGAACATGTTACGGGATGATGGCGACGTCAGTTCCGTTCAACCAGATGATGGACAAGATTGCGAACGTGGGTATGTGGTCAGCAACTTCTATCTGTAACCCGATGGGTCAGGGGATGCTGTCAACTAAACACTTCATTCGAAATGCAATCACACGGCAGTTTGTCCCGCACAAGCGCGACACGAATATCATTTCCAGTAATGGCGATGAGATCTTCTTGAATCCAGAAGTCATTGAACCCGGATGCGACATGATCTTGGGTGCAGAGATTGTTAACGTCCTTTCGGACATCCGTTCCTTGGGTGACCTGAACGCCGTTAGTCTGGAGAAGCTGCCGTATTTCGCTGAAGTAACTTTCCGTTACGCAGTCGAAGATATCATGATGGGTGGTAAAACGATTCAGCAACACGCTGCCCACACATCGGTATCCTCTCGTAAAGCGCGGTTCTCGTTGGAATTCCTCCGTTACGTCTTGGACCACGGTTGGGAAACTCTCGGGAAGAAGCATATCCGTATCGACCTGACTCATTGGAATGTAATGGAGCCTGTGTTCAGCCTGCCATTCATCCGGGAAGACTTGGATGCTCACCGTGCTCGTGTAGAGAGCTTCATCACCTTTAGCAAGCGCAACTCAACGTGGAAAAATCAAGTAGTCACTCCGAAAGTGTTCGGGGAGGTTCTTACTGAGTACTGGACCCTCATTGCTCAGGAAATTAAAGGTATTAACATCGTTCACCCGGAGATCATGTTGTACTGCTGTCTGACAGCGACTCCAGGGGGTATTGATGCATCGATCCCAACGGGCGATGTACCTAAGTACTTCTCCAGTTTCGAAGAGGCTGTAATCGGTCGAGGTATTGGCCACTTGATGATCTACGAGCGACAGCAGAACGTGCTGAACAAAATGAAAACATTCCGAATGGTCAACCGTCAAGGTAGTCCTTTGGAGGCGTTCTTCAGTTTGGGTGTAGGTTAACCTAAACGTTTAGCGGCTGCTTAAACCGGACGGGGGTCCCGAAAGGGGTCCCCTCCTACCGACTTAAGAGGTCGCCATGCGTAAGACAGTCACTATTAGTAAAGCGTATCACTACCTGAGGATCTTTGACTACCAACCAGATTTCATTCAGAACGTTATTAAACCCTTCTGCCGGATACACATGTACCAGACGGGGATGAAACCGAATCCTCAAACCCGTCAGATGGAACGCGTGCTGGACCACGTCTTTGCGCGTTCTAATCACGATAAAACGGAATACCGATTCTCCTCGAATCTGCTGGATAAGTTCTTGGACTTTGCGGTGTACCGTGGCTACGATCGTTCTCGTATTGTAATAGTAGACGAGCCGATCATTGAACCTGTTAAGGTAGAGTTTACCTTTCAGGAAGGATTTGAAACACCACGGCCCAATCAGGTGGAATGGACCGATTACATGTTGACCGATGGTTACCTTAAGGTGAACAACGACAACACGGGCGGTGGTAAAGGCTACATGGCTATCTACGCGATGGCTAAGCGTGGGTATCGAACAGTTATCACCATGCAGCCTCGCTACATTCCGATCTGGAAAGGGGAGCTTAACAAGTTCCTTAAACTGGATCCCGGTGACTTGCTGGTTTGGGAACACCCCATCCCCAAATTAGCGGAAGCTTTTAACAACGGTACGGTGAACCCGAAGATTGTTATTGTGCCAATGTCTCGAATCGAACCCTTCTTAAGGAAGAAAGAGATTCCGGATCCTGTTGACCTTGATGATGTATTCAGGGCTATCAGACCAGGGACGCGCATTATTGAAGAAGGGCACGAGGCTATTCACCAAGTGTTCTCCTCGCTGATGTATGGCAACCTGCTGATGACGTATGTACTGTCAGCAACGCTTAAGTCCGATGACCCATTCGTTAACCGTGTCTATGAGTGGTTGTACCCGGTCTCAGAGCGCCACAGAGAAGCGGATGCTCAGCACTACATCGAGACCATGGCTTACTTGTACAAGATCAACCTGCGCAAGCACAAGGTCCGGTGGGAGCGTTATGGGGCCTATGACGATAAGGTCTTTGAAGAAAGTATCTTGGCGTCTAAGGAGTTAACACAGTTCTTCTTTGAGCTGTGGGATAAAGCGTTTCAAGAGTGGTACTTGCCGTTTAAGGAGGAAGGAACGAAGTGTTTGTTCTTCTTCTCCCGTAAACAGATGTGTAAAGAGATGCTTAAACGTTTCCTCAAGAAATATCCAGGATGGGATATGGAGACGTATTTGGCCAGTGAAGAGAAAGACAAGGAGAAGTACAAGAAACATGAAGTACTCTTCACAACGCAGGGTAGCTGCGGTACCGGTAAAGATATTCCGGGACTGATCACTGCATTCTGTAGCCATACAGTGTTTTCTACTCAAACCAACCGTCAGATGATTGGGCGTTTGCGTGAGATCTTCCGCTTGTTCGGTGGGAAGATTACTCCGAAGTTCATCTTCGGTGTGTGCGTAGACATTGATAAGCATCTGTCGTGTATGGACAAACGAAAAACTGCTTTCGCGGCTAAGTCTAAGTCGTTCAAGCGGATGAACCTGGATTGCGCTCTGGAGTAGTTCAGAGCGTGTCCTTCCTTTTTGTGGGTGATCAACATGCTACCTCAGTTAACCAGCAAAATACTGGTAGTGTTAAGAACCGATTCCAATGGCATTAATAGTGTCATTGGTGAAATCGGGGTGGTCAAGTGCTTAGAGGATTATTTACGACACGCCAAGTCGGGTAATGCCTTTTGCACAATGGCGAGCGACGAGCTGGTTTGGAACAACCCTGAATTCATCGAGCACTTCGTTGAAGAGCTTGTAGCCGAGACGACTGTGTCGGCTCTTTCGATGACTGAAGACGGCCTGATGCTTTTAAATGATCCGGACGACCTCAGGACTGATTACGAAATGGAAATCTTCGAGTCGGTGGAAGGCGTCTTGCTGAACAACAAATCGGTGCTGGAAGATCTAGCGCATAACTACTGCATCGAGAGTTGGGACGTGGTTCGTAATTTCCCCGGAATGTTGGTTCTGTCTGTTAAGGGAGCTAAAGTCAAATAAACAGCAATAAGCACTTCAACGACCAACCGGTGATTCTGGAGTACAGAAGCAATATTGAATGGGACCCCGTTATCAAAGAAGTGGTGATGGATCTCCTTGACAATGCTTTTCGTTATGGTGATGGGTTCGGTGCCTTTAGTCTGTTTGGAGGAACCCCTTCTTGGGCTAACTCTGCGTTGATTGAAGAACGAGTCCGAAGCCTGTTGTTAGACGAAGACGGTTGGCCTCTCTGAAGTTGTGGTGGGAAGGTACACTGCAAAGATTACCGAGATTGTGGAGAGACTTATTGTCGACAATGCGCTTCTGCTTAACTCGCTGTATTCCCGTTTTTTAATACAGCAGACAGAATTTATCAGAATTGTTTCAAATCACATCATACTCAAAATAACTGGGTGGGAAAAAATGGCTAAGCAATCGTTCGCACCAACCCCGAGCAATGTGAAGACTGTGGTTGTCAGGCTTCCACACGCACCAACGGAGAACGTGGACAAACAGTTCGTGATTCGGCTGATGGTGGTCGAGCGCATTCGTGCGTACCTCGACGTACTGGATTTCAAAGCGCTGCAAGAGGAGGTACTCCGGAAACACATCAAGGTCCCGGCCTTCTACGAGACCGAGGAGCAGCAACGGGATTACTTCGATTCGGAAGCCATGGAGGTTAAGAGCCTTTATGACCGGATTGAACTCGATCCTTTATTCAAGGAAGACTTCATGTCTCTGAAACCCTACCAAGGCCATAAGTGGACGCTACGATCGACCACCGAACACGCCATCCTTCTGTCCATCGAGGTCTAATGTGGAACTACTAATCGTTAAGCTGGATCCGGAAACCCGCGACGAGTTGTATGCGGACATCAACCCCAACCTCGTGGACTTCGTGCTGCTCGAAGCCATTACGTTGGCGGGCAAGGAGATGATCAACAATCCCGATGCCATGATCGAAGCTTCTGGTGATGACGTTTATCATCTGAACGATCCTGAAATCGATATGGATGACAGCATCCGGGCGATCCTCGACGTCATGGTAGAAACCGACAAGCTGGCCGGTATCGACACCACTGCCGAAGGCTACGACATTGAAGAGAAGTATCCGTTCATTTCGGATAAACTCGTGCTGGCTCTGTCGTCGATTACCTTTGCCAACAAAGTCGGCGAAGTAATCATGTTCCACAACGTTATCTCGAATCCAAAGTTTGCCCAAGGCGTACACGTCAAAGGCACTCATCTGGGTAACGTGGCCACGTTGTCATTGACTCCGTTGGCCGAAGCAGCACAGACCGTAATGGCGGTTCAGAAAGCGGTAGAGCTGGTTAAAGACCAACTCATCTGCGATATGCAAAGCCATATCAAGAAAGGTTGACACCCCTTTTAATACCCTCCTAGCCCCGTTAAGGGCTAGGAGAGGTTAGGACCTTTCTTTTTTTTCTACTTCAATGCGATATCAAGATCCAGAATGGAAGTCTTGCTACCAGCGGTGTGGGCTGCCTTCATACGTTGCAACATCATGCGGGTAGGGATCAGAACGATCTCAGAGCTAAGACGCTCTCCGTAAGCTCCCAGACCCAATCCACAGCATGTCTGGCAATACTCACCATCCACCAGAATGCAACGGTTGGTAACGCGGACCTGAGTAGGCTTCCCGACCAACCCGCCGACGTTCTCTTTGGTGATCAGGGTTACGACCTTATTGATCACTGCGTAAATCCCAACCCAGTACTTCTGGTTGGTCTTGTCAATGATGACCGTCTCAGTCGAAGGCGAGCCACAATCTGGAGTGGTCATGGAAACCACCGCACGACCGATCAGACGCAACGTTTCCTTAACCTGAGAGCCACCCTCACCTGTTGCCATGGAACGGCTGTACGAGCCCGCTACGGCGGTGTTGATGTACGCAGCCAGATGATTGGTGTCCCAACCTTCATCCAGCGACTGAGTAAGCGCAACCCAACCATCACCGGTGTCATTCGGTTCAATACCGAACGCAATGAACATCCGCTTCCGGCTGTTATCAATGAACTTCTTGTTGATGAAGAACTTCTTGGAAGGACCCTCCATCATCTTCTTCATGTCCAGTGCTACAACCTGGTCCACGATGGTGGTGAAGACAACCGGGTCATTCAGCTCGTGGGCATGCTCTTTAAAGAGACGATCACGAAGCGCAATAACCTCAGGATCAACTGTCAGCGCGTCCAGACCACCCGGCTTGATGTAGTGGGTCCCCAACCCTTCGAGGAAGTTGCAGTTGTGAGTGAACATGAGACATTCATCCACACTGGCTTTACCCTGAGGGATGGTTTCCCCTTCTTTAGGGTTGTCCACCATGATTTCCCGGAAGAGGTCTTCGAAGAACCCTTTGGTGAACTCGCGGTTAACGTATTCAACGGTACCCTTGAACGGTTCCCAGATCAGGATGATGTTGAACAGGAATAACCCGAAGGTGGTCTTGACCGGTTTACCTTTTAGGACAGGGTGAAAGTCACCTGGGAGCTCGAGCAACTCATCCATGTAGAAGAGGGGTTCATTGACATTACCTCCCTCTACCCGAAAGGGCTCATTGTCGATGAGGGTCCAATGGTACCCTTTCTCGATGTAAACACCGTACGGCTCCAGTTTGAACAGCTCAGACGAATCAGGGTCTTCGAACTGAATGGTGATCAGGTACTGGACACTACCCTTACTGTCATAGCCCTCATTCGTGATGAAGTGTTTGAGGTATTCGAGCTTATTCACGGATGATAACCCCTTCCATCATTTCTTCAACCTTGGTGATCGACGCAATGTCTTCAATCACACTGTAAAGATATTGGGTGGCTTTCTCTTTCAACCAATTGTCGTTGATCTCAGAGATTAGGTAGAGCGCAATCACTTCTCTGGCGTACTGGAGATTAGCCTCTAGGGTATTAGCCTCCAGCAGTGCCTCTAGGGGCGCTTTAAAGAAGTTTAGGTACGTGGACATAGTGCCGCCAGCCTGACCGTTGTTAATCAAGTGGTCGTACGCATGGGTGCCTTCCATGAAGGTCTTGTTAGCTATCACCCGAGTAACAATGTTATCTGGGGTATTGACCATTTCGTCAGGACTGAAGAGTGTGTCTTTGATCGCTTTCAGTGTGACTTCGGAAACATCCTCGATCATGCACTCGTATTCCGACAGGTCTTCATCCTCACCCCAGAACTTCTGCATGGCCTGGAGGAGACGGTTAACCGGTGGAATATCCATGCATTCTAAAAGGGACTTCAGACCGATGAGGTCTTGATAGTCTTGAAGACTCAAGAAGAAGTCCAGTAGTTTGGTCAACTCTTTGATCTTGTCTTCACCTGCCACGTCCTGATTGAGGGTGATCCCCATCTCAGTGAGCAGGTTAATTATATTGACTGTCAACATCACGAAGATGGCCTGCTTCTTCACCGGCAGGTCAATGTCTGTGTTAGACAGCAGGTCCGCAATTTGGCTAGGGAGAACTGAGTTCTCATCCGACAGCAGAATTAAATTAAACGCCTTATCCAATATTTTAGCCTGTAGAGGCGGGATAGCGCTACGGAAGGTAATCCACATTCCTCCGACCATGACGTCGGCGAGGTTACCCTCCTCATTCAAGTCTACTGATTCTTCGACATCGATAAGCATCGATTAACCCTCTGTTTAATTCAAGGAAGCTATAGCATCATGGCAACTAAACAACAAAGCATGAAAGCCAAAAAGACCGACCGCAGAAAGGCGAAGACCAAGGCTCGTGTGAAGGCAACTCAGAGCAATTTCATGGGTCAGCGCAGCGCCGGTGGTTTCCACGATAAGAGTGTTAGCGTTTACGACCTGATCAACAATATCAAGTCCGGCGCGACCAAGATCAAGCACAGCCAAAACAACGGCCAGATTCCTGAAGTCGGCATCACCCGTGTTGACTTCCTGCGCAGTATTCAGGAAACCCTGAGTCAGGTTATCAAGATGCACGGCGGTATCGCGGTGTACATGATCCTGGCTGAAGACGAAGGTCGCTTCCAGATCACTCCTGAGAACACTGCGCGTATCGAAACCTACGAGCGCTCAGTGGTGCGTCTGGTGGAGAACGTGGACGCGGTGGTTCTGCTGGACCAAGCCGGTAAACAACCGGAAGACTACGTCGAGATCGTCATCGACGTGGCTGACGTGATGCGTGACCTGATGGTGATCTACCACAAGTCGACCTTCGAGATGCTCAAGACCAAAGAGCAGGAAATCAACCGCTATGTGACCGAACACCTGCCGACCAACGTCGACGTCTTCGAGTACACCCGCCAGCTTCACGAAGAACGTATCAAGAAGGTCGGTCCTCTGTACATGACCACCACCGGCGTCAGCGCCAAAGAAGTCGCCGAGATGGTTCTGATGACTCAGACCCTCCTGAACGAGAACGGCGAAGACGTGGTTGTTTCCGCTGATACCAGCAATATCGTGCCGGATGCTCACCCCGACGTTGAAGCGGTTCGAGACATTCCGCAAGACCCTATTACCGAAGAACGTATCAAGGATGCCCAGTAATGTCCGAAGAAAACAATCCGTCTGAACAGTCGTCGCTGGCCAGCGCTGTCGCCAGCACCATTCCTCCTGCACCCAAGGTCTTCGGTTATGGCGATCACCATACCCCCGAGAACACCCCGCTGAAGACCCGGGTAGAGTCTCTGCCTGAATCGGCCGGTACGCTGGAAGATAACGACGCTAACCGCAGCCAAGGCTTCACCACGGTCTACATCGGCAATAGCCGTAAAGACTTCGAGTCCGTTCAGGAACTGGTGTCGCTATGGTTCTCGGTCAGCAGTATTCGCAATGCGTCCAAGACCAACCGCATCAACAAGAGCATGCTCAACGCGGCGACAGCCGAATGGCATCAGTACTGTGATGAGAAGTACCCGGGTATCACCTACGACGAAATGGAGCAGCGTGCAGCGGACATGTACCGCTACCTCCAGAACACTTCCGATCCGATCATGGTCAAGACCAAGATGATGCTGGAAGAAGACGTAGTCAACGTCTACAAGGCGTCTGATACCGTCGTCATGAGTGACATCACCGGCTTGGTCCCTAGCGCCACGGTCAAGCCTAACAGTATGTCCGAAGAAATGGAGCGTGGGGCTTCGCGCGGCAATAACAGTCCCTACCTCTACTCCGTGAACCTGCGGAACAGTTACCTGAAGTTCCAGTTCTCCCGTGGTCACAAGACCGACGCGGCGATCATGATCAACGAAATCAACGCAACCATCCGTGGTTACGTTCGTATGGTGGGTGGTAACTCGCTGGTGCTGTCGACCATTGCCGGTTACCGCGCCGTCTGGAACTGGCTGGTTCCTTACATCACCAGTTCCAGCGTTGACGGCATTGCCGACTTCAATGACCTGGCTCGCATCATTCGTTTCCGTGACATGGAGGTCATCCTAGCTGGGCTACTGTCGTCCTTCGAAGACGATGAAGCCAACATGGACCTGCGCTGCTTCAACCTGGGCTGTGACTGGAGCTCCTACGAGAAGATCAACCCGGCGCTGCTGGTGCGTAATCGTCCAACGGCTCACACCGACGAAGAGTTGGCTATTCTGGGCAACATCTTCAACGGCACTGCTCGCTACAACATGAAGCAGTTGCTGGACCTGATCGACAAGGCCACCTACGGCATCGAAGACAGCTACATCTATAACGAGAAGCAGACCATTCGTCTGACCATGGGTTCGTGTTCTTTGGCAGAAGCCTTCGACGCACTGGACTACATGGTCACTCAGGTGGATCCGCAGATCGCCAGCGCGCGTAACAACATCACGGACCAGGAAGCGCTGGAAGCTCAGATCGGTATCATCCTGAGCGGTGTGGGTGGTTGTGAGTTCCTGCATTGGGTGAAGGAATACGCCATGTTGCCGGAACCGGGTACCGAAGGTGAACCACGGATCTTCCGTCGTCGTGACGTGGACCAGCTCGAGTTCAACAAAGGCCTGCGCGGTGCACTTAAGCGTGACGACTACCTCGATAAGCAGGTGACTCGTTTCGTGTACACCGTCGGTCCGTACATGTCCAAGACCTTCATCGGTCTGCGCAACTGCAAGTGCCCTAAATGTGGTAAGGGCGCGGAAGAAGTCAACGGTCAAGCTCGCAACTTGGGCTACACCCCGATCGACGTCTTCATGACTTTTTTTACCCATACCCAGTTCATGTTGGTTCGAACGGCGGAAGCGAAACAGCGGGCCGAGCTCGAAGTCCGCTCCTGATATCGGGGCAGGCATTTCATAACGATCAGTACAGGCAAGCGTTCGCTAACTTAGCGAATATCGACGAGAGTGTTTTCACGACCGAGCAGCTGGCCCTGAACAAAGATCTGTTATATGACATGAACATGGGTTACATCGATGTCAAGCGACTGCGGCCTGGTCATGGCGCCCTCTATTATGAGGCTGAGAATGAGTACAATCATCCTTGGTCAATGGAATACATAATGGAGCAGTACCATTTCCATAAGCTGCATGAGTTCATGACGTTGACGGAATACCTGAACACACCTGCCCACATGGTTAAGCGAATCCTTAAGGGCAGTGCTAAAGGCAAAGCTGATCGCGCTAAATGGGATGCGGAGAAGAAGGCAGAAGCGGAACGACTGAAGAAGGGTCGGTTCCAAGACACCTCTAACCCCAACATGCCCATTGAAGATCAGCAGCTTGCTGAAGCATGGAAACTTGCCAATATGGAAATGGACGGCAAGAACCAGTAACCTCAATAACTCAGGCCTCCCTTTTGGGGAGGCCTGGGTATTTTATGGTGTACACCCATGTAGCACTTTATTTTTCTTTTCAGGAAGGGGCCCCTTTCATGAGCAAAGAGCAGAAGGATTACTCTTCTCCTGTGGTTGAGAAATTGACCAAGGACGAAGCGCCCGCTGTGGAGGTTGTTGAAACCGCTCCTGCGGCAAAAGCGGAGGCCGCTCGGCTTCCGGGTACCGTTATCCCAGATCATATCGGGATTGGTAAACTGTTGAACGCCAAGGCGACAGCAGTAACCGATATCCTGACCGCGCGTGTCGAGCAGCATTTCGAATACGCCATTGGTTCCAAAAGCTTTGCTGACCGCGAAGCCCGGGCCAACGAACAGGGTAGCTTCATCAACACCGTTCTGGGTAGCCTGGAGTTGGACTTCGAGAAGTATGTGGTCTTCACTGACTTCCTGTTGACCCAACTGCGTGCAAACTCCGCCGACATCGGCTCGGGCAAACTGCTTCGTCATATCGCCGGCCTGGCCGAGTCGTATGACAAAGACAAGATCCGCAAGTACACCACGTACATGTCGTTCTTGACCCGCGTTGCGTTGAACTGGAACATTCGTTACAAGCTGAACACTCTGATTGACGTCAACTTGTTCGTCGCGGGTTTCAGTGAGAAAGGTCGCGAGAACATCACTACTTATTTCAACCAGCTCCAGAACGTTTAAGGGATTCCATCATGAGTCAAGAAAACGCAATGCAAGACGACATCGTCATCGACGAGAACGAAGAGTTCGTCGCACCTGAAGCCAGCCACGTTGGTCTGGTGTTCCAAGCCCTCGGTGACACCGTTGCCGCTGTTGCCGGCACCGAAGGTCTGACCACTGCTCAAGTTTACCTCCACGGCGTTCTGAGCGCTTCTGGCGGCCTGAGCTACACCCAGTCCATCGCCGGTGCTGAAGGTTTCTTCGCCAACGTGAAAGAAGGCGCGGCCAAGGCCATCGAATACATCAAGAAGATGTTCAAGAGCATCTGGGGTTTCTTCTTCAAGAAAGAAGGCCCGGACGAAGCCAAGGCTGTTAAAGCAGCAGTGGCCGACAAGAAAGCTGATCTCGAGAGCGTCGACAAGGTGAAATCCGGTCTGACCTCTGCTGCCGGTTCTGACTCCAAGGACCTGGTCGAGCACATCAGCAAAGCGACCTCCATCGGTGAGCTGAACACCCTGTCGAAAGACGTGGGTAAGAAGAACACCAAAGCTCAACAAGCTCTGGTCGTGAAGATCAACCAACTGGTCGAATCGCTGGAAGGCGAAGTCAAGCTGGCCAGCGAAGTTGAAGCCGAAGCCAAGAAGTCCGGCGAAGCAAGCTACAGCGCCTGGGCGGCTGGCATCAAAGGCGGTGTGTCCGGCACCGAGTCCCTGATCACTACCCTGAAAGGTATCCGTGATCTGGCTGACCTGAAGGCTGCCGAAACCACCCTCGACGCACTGAAGTCGCACACCGACATCATCAGCAAAGCACTCGAGGCCTCCGGTGGTACCGAATCGCGCGTTCAAGGCATGATCGACAGTCTGTCCAAACTGGACGGCAACGCTTCGGCCAGCGACGAGCAGAAGAAGGAAGGCGACGACAACCTGAAGGCTCTCCAGCTCTTCATGAAGTCGGCTGCGCGTTACTCCGGCCTGCTGAAACGTACCCTTTCCCATATGAAATCTGTGACCACTGCCACCGGCAAAGTGTTCGGCGTTTAAGGAGCCAATGATGGACGAAATTATCAGCGAAGCGGAACTGGAAATGGAAGCTCCGATTCCAGAGCCGGAACACATCGAAACCATTCTGGAAGGCATGAGCGATTCGATCGATCAAGTGGCCGGTACTGAAAGCCTGACCAACGCTCAGGTCTACCTGGGTTCGGTTCTGGCGGCCAACGGTTACATCCGTCGCAACCAGGTCGGCCAGGAAGCCTTCATGTCGAAGGTCGGTGACGGTTTCAAAGCTGCCATCGCCTACATCAAGAAAGTCTTCACCAACATCTGGGACTTCTTCTTCAAGCGTGACGCGCCAAAGCTCGCCGCTGAAGCAAAAGAAGAAGCCAAGGCGGCTGAAGAAGTTCTCAAGGTCGTCGAGTCCGGCGGTAGCGACGAGAAAGAAACCACTCTGGCGCTGAACAACATGCGCAAAGTGGCCATGGCTCTGAGCCACGAACCTGACACCAACAAAGCAGCTCTCGATCAGATCCTGAAAGAAGCTGACGAAGCGATGAAAGGTGACCAGGCGAAGAAGAAGGCTGCTGTTCTCAGCATCGGTCGCGAACTGCCGAAGCTCAACAAGCGCTCTTCGGCGGCCGTCAAGAAACGGATTGACGATGTCATCCGCACTCTGACCAACTTCGAGAAGTCGATGGATGTGGTCATTCAGAAAGGCCAAGCTTCTTCCGCCTCTCCTGAGGAAAAGAAACTGGGTAGCGATCTGAAGAGCGCCAAAGGCGAACTGTCCGACGTACTGGGCAAGTTCAAGAAAGCTTCGAGCGAAAGCACCGTGGCCAACTTGAAGGACTGCTATACTCACGTATCGCAGACCATCACCTCCACCGAGGCTGCTTACAAACAGCTTGAAGGTGGTCGCAGCATCATTCAAGGTGAAATCAGTAAGCTTGAATCCGGTAAGGACGATGAGTCCAAAGCGGGCGTTGCTGCGCTTAAGAGCTTGCTGTCTTCGGTCAGCTCGCTGGTTACCGCCTCCAAAGAGCTTCTGAGCTCCAGTAAAGGTCTGTTGAAGGCTGGCAACAAGTCCTTCGGCTACTAAGTAACAAACCTGTACCCCTACCCCGAGCCTTCCGGCCGGGGTAGGGGTTATGGCTGCTTATGCTGCTTCGTTGAAGAACTCTTTGTTGGTAAACTTCTTGCGAGGTCTCTTGCCGGCTTTGATTTCTTCCAGCAGTTTCTCTTTACCTTGCTCTATCATGACACGTTCGAACTCTTCCTTGATCTTGTCAGCCTCAGGGAAGCTAAACAACGAGTTGCACAAACCAATGGCGTTAGCCTCAGCACTGCTCGCGAAGTTAACACCAATCTCACGGAACTTGTTAGGGTCCGCTCCCTCGATCTTCACTGTCTCGACCTGAGTGGTACGGTTACTTACGTTACCCGCCAAACCGCCATGAGGATAAGCACCCTCAACGTCAATGTCATCGTTCATTCGACGACCCTGACTGATCACGTCTGCAAGCCCCTCAAAGATCGCATAACCAACGCTAGCGTTCTTCTCAGTGTCAAGGAGGGCAATCCAGTTCTTAAGGGTAGGAAGCTGGTCTGTGAAGCTTGTGTCACGCTTACTCGGAGTACTGCCCCACGCAAACCCGTTATCCCGAGCTACGAAGCTAATCGTGTCCGAAATAACCTTAGGCTGAGAAGCGTAGTTAAAGAACTCAGAGTATTTGAGCAACATCCCCAACGACAGTGTCAAGTCATTCGTCTTATCGTTGATGTATTCAATAACCCAGTTGTCACAGATGCAATAACTGGAATACAGATACGGATACTTCTTCTGCATGTAACGGTGCCACTGAGGAGAGCCCGGTAACAAGTGAGCGCCTTCTTCGGTGTACAACTTACCGCTTACCCCTACTGCCTTGGCACAACCTTCCAGCGACGTATCAGGCTGCTTGCCGTCCACAGGCTGACGTTTGATACAGAAGAAGGACATGTAGTCGACCCACTTCCATTTCGCCATGCAACGAACCGTTGGCCACTTCTCTTGAGGGTCCAGCGGGCTACTGCTGCCATCTTCCTTGATCTTGTGAGTCCGACCCAAGTCCAGTTTGTAGAAACGGAACTCTTGAGGAATCGATGGATCGCAGTAAGCATCATCGAGGTTATAACCCTCGTTAGCCAGCGCACGTTCCATTGCCTTCATGTCGTACTCAGCGTTCCAGCTGGTGATCCAGTCAGGACCCCAGAAGTGGAACATGTCGAGCATGGCTTTGGCTACTTGACCCGGCGTGTCATAGAGCTCATAAACGATCACCGCAACTTTACGGTCGATCTTGTGTTTGGCCAGATACTTGTCTTCGGCTTCCTTCAACCGCTGAATGATCTCTTCATCACTCGGTTGTCGTCCATCCGCTTCCTTGTAGAAGCCACGAACACCTGCGAAGTACACCTTCTCCTTCATGGTCAACGCTGCCATGATCATCGGCCGGGTAGCGTCGTCTTCCCATTCCATGTCGGCTTCAACGTCAAACGATGCAACGGAGTAAGGTTCCTTCTCTTGGTATTCCCCGTACTTCTTAAAGAACGCATATTTAATGTGAACCGGTGGAGTCTGGTCCAAACCAAACACGAACTGGTTATTCGAAACGTCTCGAATGCTGGCCTTATAATCCAACGATCCGTAGATCTGTTTCTTGACCATTGAAGCGATCTGGCAACGTGGAAGTTTGTATTCCCGAACCGCACTCATTTCAATGTAATCTTTGTGTTGTTCGTACTTCCGGCGCTCAGGTTTTACCAACCAGACCGGTTGCTTGTAATTCTTGATTGCGATGAAAGAATCGCTACGACTACCATCTTCATGAATGTTGGTAATTTTAACAGAGGTCAGGTCGTCTCTAGACGCCTTACTTACTGAGTAAGTGGCGTTTTTACAAACCTTGGCGATGATTGGTGAAGTGTTCTCGGTCATTTCCTAGTTCCGCATTTTATGCCTACTTGGACGCTATAATGATAGCCATCTGAGTCACTTTTTACTCTGGAGCATCTTTCATGATCGACATGGATTTCCTTGTTCGCAAAGAACAAGTGGCTGGTCTGGAGTTTATGAACTTCCAGAACGATTCGTTTTACGTAACATTGGTAAGCATCCTCAAAGAGCACCTCAGCTATGCCACCAAGGTACCGGTGCTCCAGAAGACGGTTGAGGGACCTCTGCTTAAAGTTCTGAAAGACTATACCGGGTTTGAGAACATCGTTGTAAACTTCATGGACCAGAACAATCTGTACATGGACACCGGTTACTTCTCCCCCGGTCACGTCATCAATATTAAAGGTATCGAGTACTGGCTGGACAGCAGCGACACGACCATCTATCGCTGGTTCACCCAGAACAAAGACAAGATCTTCAAAGGCACCATTGATTACAAGACGGGCAAGGTGGGTGGTTCGTTTACTACCATCCCGCTGGAACTGGGTATCAACGTTAACGTCAGCGAATACTTCGGTGTGAAAGAAACCGAACGTTGGAAGTGCACGACTGAAGAACTCTTGGCGGGCGGTATCTGCCACGAGATGGGTCATGCGTTCGGCGGTTGTATGATGATGGCCACAGCTTTCAAAGACAACGTTGTTGCTCAGGCTTCTATCGCGGCTTATCGTAACTGTAAGCGTGATGAAGATCGCGTCGTGGTGTTGAAAGACTCGGCTACTCTGCTGGGACTCAAGACACCTAAAGCAGAAGAGCTGATGGAATTCGCCAAGCAGGAAAACGACGAATCCTTCCTGATGTTCTACACCAAGATGGTCGCCCAGCGTAATAACCAACGCGCCCTGTCCGTCGGTGTGACTGACATGACCTCAGAGGTCGTGGCTGACATGTACGCGCTGCGCATGGGTTGCCACAAGGGCATCGTGGCGGCTATCGGTGTACTGACCTCTCGTGGGGTTGTGTCGTCCTTCCTGAGCAACCTGTTGATGAGTACCATGGTCGGTCTCTGGGCAGGTTACGTCTCGATCATCCCCGCGCTGCTGGTGGGTGCCGCAATCAGTGCTCCTGTAGTCGTCGGGGTAATCGCGATCTGTGGCTCGATTACCTTTATCCTGAACTACTTCTCGCCTTCTTACTCTGGCATCTACAACGCTGACCCTCGTCGCATGGAAGATGCGGTCCGTCAGTTGATCGCCAAGATCAAAGAGTGCAAGAACGTACCGGGTCCTCAGAAGACCAAGCTGGTTGATGAAATCAGTGCCCTGCTTAAAGTCCTCGAGCAGAACCGTAACTGGTACGACAACACCGTTATTTACCGTGCTATGGGTTGGGTGTTCTCAGGGAGTGACTTCAAGCTTCGTGAGATCGAACACTTTACTCAAGCCCTCAACAACAACGAAATGACTGTTCTGGCTGAACGTCTGAAAGGAGTTTAATCCCATGTCTCACCTTAAGCGTGTTATTGCACTTCGCAGTTACCTGATCGACAACGGCATCACTTGCAACAACAACCAGACCAAGGCGACCCAGGAAGCGTTCATCCGTGCTCTGATCCAGTACAACTGCAAGATGAACAACACCTTCCACTTCTCGACCAACGCCGAGGAAACCATCTGGGAACAGATGGACATGTGGAACGCCGTGTTCCCGATCAACGCCCGCTTCATCCTCGAGTCGGCCAAGAGCCGTCTGGCGGAAATGCACAAAGAGCTGTGCCGCACCGGTACGCTGACCAGCTCCAACGTGTACGAAGTGGTGTTCGACGTCGAGCACATCAACGCCGAGGGCAACACTGTTCCTTCCAAGTTCGTGGCCACCGACAACACCTTGTTCACTGACTTGGTTGCCTACCTCTACAAAGAACTGGTGGGTCATCATGAGTAGTCCACTGAGCGCGTATCTGCAAAAGAGCGATCCAGTCAGTCAGTGGAAGCCGGGCGAAGGTGGTCAACTGGTTGATCTGGATGAGTTCTACGTCGAAACGGAACAAGGCAAGGCCGACTTCATGGTACAGGGCACCGAGTCCCTCTCCCTGAACCGTCTGGACCGTAAGCTGGCCAACATCCTCGGTATCGAGTCCTATACCAAAATGGACTCCTTTCCTTCTGAGGCTAATGCCCGGATGGGTGCTGAAGGTTTCTTCTCGGTGGTGTATGAGGGCTTCCAAACCTTCATTGAAAACATCATCAAGTACATCCGCATGGCCATTGACTGGGTGGCCAGCACTGTTAAAGGAATCTTCGGGTTCCGTAAGAGTGAGCGGATCGAAAAGGCGATCGACAGCAAACTGGACAACCTGAAGACTGAGTTCGAGCAAACCTTGAACGGTCTGGGCTTCCCGGGTGCCAACTACAAGCTGGAGAAGTTCATCGGAACGCTTCCGGCCGGTATTGACCGCGTGGGTCAGTTGACCGTGATGAAGACCAAGTTCGAATCCGACAAAGACGCGATCGAAGGTTTGGGTGCGTCGCTCCCATTGTTCCAGCAGACTATTGCCGAGCTGACCAAGAGTTCGAACAAAGCTGTCAAGGCTTTCAACGAATTCAAGCGCATGATCAACGAAGAGTACCAAAAGACTCGGGTGCGTAAGGACAAAGCAGAGCATGTTGACTTCAGCCAGTCCCCTGAAGTAGCGCGTATCCTCAAAGGTTGCGCCGAGGCCACCCTGAGCGTCTCCAGCAGCACTGTGGTCCCACTGGTCGCTGAACTGTTGGCTTCCCTGTACAAGGTGACCTTCAGCAACGATGAGCTCACCAACGGCTTTGCTGACGTTCGTAAGCGTCTGGACCAAATGGTTCAGTTGGAATCGGTTAAGCTCAGTCAAGGTAACGCGACTCAGCTGATGGCCACTATCCAAGGTCTGAATGCTCACTACACCAACGTGGCGGATAACTCCATCGACATGTCGGGCATAAACCTGAAGCATCTGGGTAATGCGATCGAGAAGACCGACGCTGACAAGATCAAGGCCATGGGTGACTTCTATGGTGCCCCAATGATCGTGGCGGAATACCAAACGGTAGCGCAGGCGGTGCGTAACTACACCCAGTTCTGCCAGTTGGTAACCCGTCAGCTGTCGATGGTGGGTCGTCAGATCGACAACCTCGTTCGTTGGCATGCCCGTGGTTATCTGTGGTTCTACCACGCTCTGCTGGACGATCTCCAGAAGCTGCGTGAGCTGAACTTGGAAGCCAAGCAGCAGGGTCACAATCCGATGATGGGACCTGACGGTACGCCGGACCTCAAGTTCGAGTTCATCGACGACGCGGATGCCAAAACCTTCATGGAGAAATTCGGGGGTACTTCCCAGGAGATTATCGATAAGGACATCGGCAACCTCAAAACTATTTACAACAACTTTGTTAAAGACATTGGGATGGGTAGAACGATATGACTCCTGAACTCCGTGAGTTTAAAGCCAACGCGCTGGATGAGCTGATGAAGCTCAAGATCATCGGCGACCAGATCATGAAGAAACTCGAAGCCGGTATCGACATCACCGCTGCCTACGAGATCATCGACAATCTCTGGTTGCCCGGTGAAGCCAACCGCCTCAAGACCGAGCTCTCCAGCGAATTCCCTGAGCGCAACGGTCGTACCATCCTGAACGCTGCGTTGTCGGGCGAAGTTTCTCTGCTGATGTCGATTCCTAAAACTCTCGAGTTCATGGACAAGGCATTCCCAGAGATCATCGCCAAGGTCAACGCGGTCTACGCTCAGATCAACAACCTGGGTGTGGATAACGAAGAAGCTATCCAGAAGTACAACAACTTCCGCAAAGAGCCAGCCAAGTTCGCTGACTTCGTGCAGGACTTGTGGTACCCGGACAGCGACTCGTTGGAGAAGGGCACGATCAAGGTCTGGAAAGACATCGGCAAGGACAGCTACCGCGTTGAGAACGGTGACTACCTCCTGATGGTGGATTACGGTGAAGTTATCCGTAAGTCGCAAGCCCACCTGAAGGAATGTCTCCTGGATACGCTGGTGTCCGAAGACATGCGCCTGAACGACGTGAACTATCGTTCGGAGCAACTGATCGGTATGGTTAACCTGATCGGCCTGTTCTCGGATTACCTCGACGAAGCAGAAGCGGCATAACCCTTAAGCAGCTACCCTACCCAGCCTTGTGGGCTGGGTAGGGTAATATGCGTGTTAAACGATCGATCTCATCCGACGGTCGTGTGGCATGAAGATGGTTTCAACCGACTCCTTGACACCCAACAAGCCATCACTGCTCAGCTCCAAGCGTTTACGGATACTGAAGCCTGTGAGGTTATCCAAGTTACTGATAACGTCCACAGTGGTATCACCCGCTACAGCACTCAACTTAACCGCCACCACTTCTTCACTGGTGTTCACCGAGCTCACTTGAGCAGTCAGTGCTTCTGTGGAGATGGTTGTTTTGTTGAGCAACCCCAAGTTCAACTGTTTAGGGTCACTGGCTGCCAGAGCTGCTTTAAGCGCGCTGTTACGCATCCCAGACTCAGTCAAGTAGTAAGTGACAACAAAGGACAGATCCTGACGGAGCACCCCTTCATAGTTACTGTTGATTACTACCTGCTGATAACCCAGCTTGCTCTTCGGTTGGAAGAACAGTTTGGTCAGGTCAAGCGTTTCAGCCGACAGACGTTCCATGTCACCGATGATGGTGTTGGTGAAGTAACGTTTGGTATCCGCTGCAAACTGGATATCGTATTCGTCCTTACTGAAGTAGTAGTTCCCATCAAAAGCAACAAAGTCCCAATGGTACTTCTTCTTACGAGGCTCCAGCTCCACAGGAACACCGTTCTCGTACACCACGTCAATCCCAGCACGGTACTTCAGTGTAGGAGTGACACCGTCTGGACCGTAGATGATCTCACCTTGACGGTACTCGACAATAGGCTCACCATCATCACCAAACACCAACTGACCATTATCGTCACGTACGTACTTGGTGCTCTCGTAAGTAGCCGGTACGTCCACAGCGTGACGTTTAAGCTGAGCTTCACCCACCAACGGACGGATGCGACTGTACATGTTAGACAGTCCCTTACCGAACGTTACGTTGTACGTGGTCTCGATAATCCCCACCATCTCTTCAGGGAAGATAGAGGAGTCGATCTTCGGATCCAGCAGCGACTGCGTCAGGTCTTGGTCACCCTCAACACAGAAGATAAACGTCAAGTCAGTGGTCAGTGCACTACGGACCTTGTCTTGAGGCGCGCCGAACTGGCTGAAGCTGTTGAAGTAGATCAGGTTGTTCAAGTCGACATCGAAACGACTGTCAATGTAGAACTCCCAGTTACGTTCCCCATCAGCGGTCACCGAAATCAGCTTACCTGCCAAGTTAGCGCTTTGACTGGTTTCAGGTGGAGTAATCGACAACTGAATGCCCAGCTGTTCGTTCACCAGCTCTTTATACGCTTTGTCCGACTTGGTGGTCAGGAAGATCGTGTAACCATCTTCTCGGTGACTGATCGACAGATTACCCACGCCCACACCCAAGCCCAGTGCAGGGTTATCCCGTACATAGGTCTGCTTGTTAACAACCGGGGTGTCCAAGTTGTACGTCCTGAGCGACACCTGATCGTCCGTAACGTCCAAGACATAATAGAACGGGGTGTAGACCAAGCTCTTGTTTGCCAACAAATCAACTTTCCGTTCAGGAGAGAGATTCATGTAGCTGTTCTTGGTGTAGTCGTTTACCAATACCGACGTTGGGTTGCTGATATCGAACAGAACGTTATGAGGAATGGTAACCCGGTCCCCGTTGTCCTTAGCGACACCACTGCCCAGCAAGTCTTCAACAGACGCCAGATAACTGCCAACGTAGCAGCTCATTGGAGACAAGAAGTCTTTGTTCGACTGGTACGGCAACTCACCACTCAGCGCGTACTGACGACCGGTGACGAAGTCGATCACCATGACTGAGCTGTAGCCGTTGTTCAACGCCACGCCTTCCACGTTCTTCTCAGTGATCGGCAGGGTGCGAATCTGACGACCGTCAATCACCCGCTGTTTCATCTCAACGAACGATGTTGGACTACGACCACCTTTCACACCTTCCACTGCCTGCCACACCACGTTACTGGCGTTACGCAGAGGAGCCGAATACTCGTTCAGGTTACCGAGACCATAACGGTAGTCTTGATAGTTTGGAACGATGCTCGAAGGAGAGATGTCGATCAGGTCTTTAACCAGCGCGCCTTTGGTGGTGTAGGTGTAGATGCGGATAGAACCTACCCCCAGACCGTTGGAGATATAAACGTCAGGGATCTCGTAGTTAACCCGTTTGTTAACCGTGTCCAGTTCGCACGCCAAGGTTACCGACAGTGGGTTGAAGACCGCTTGGTTAAACGCAACCTCGATCTCCTTCATCCCGGTAGTGGTAACCAAGAAAGCACGGATCCCGTACAGGTGGTCGGTGTAGTTGTAAGAGCCCGAGCAACCCGATGCACTGTTGGCCGTGATGTTCTCGATCCCCTTGCATCCCATTTGAAGGACAGGAACGTAGATCATCAGGTACTGCTTATCGTTCTGGAGTTTGAAACCGTACTCCAAGAGGTTGCTACCGATAGGGCTCAACGGGTTGTTGGTGGTCGCGTCGAAGATAACGTTCCAACCGCTCCGCTCGTTGTACAGGATACGAATCCCGTTCATGACGGAGAAGTCATACCCGTTGATAGGGATGACCGTGTCCTTTGGAACCAACAGCTCTTTATAGGTAACCGACAAGTTACCCTGCTGCTCCACTTTGTCACGAGCCAACCCCATGAACGTTTCAACCGACAGAGCCAGCATCAGCGTACTGTTCGCCGCGTCAGCAAACAAGCCGTAGGTTTCCTGACTGCTCATGTTGCGGCTGAGCTGGGAAATGTTACGAGCGTGCTTGGGATGCAGTTCACTGTTCGCGTCGGCAATACGGTTGAAGAAACCATTGGCAGTCCCGAGGATCAGGCCATACGCCAAGATGGCTGGGTGAGACTTACTGTTGATCTGTTTGAGACCGTTGAAGTAGGTTTCTTCGATCCCATTGACGACCAAGTTGATACCCCGCATGGGGTTAGCCGCCAAGAGTTCCAGTTCTTCTTGAGTCAAATTCATTGAGCACCCCAGTATTCCATTTCCATGTTCTGTAAGTTAATCCAAGGGTACATGCCGTACTGGCTGGCCATGTACTCCCTGAACGAGAGTTTCTTGTAGTACCGTCCTCTGACCGATGGGTGCATGTTAGGGTTACGGTACAACGTGTTATCGTTAAAGGCTTTAGCAATCGAGATGTTGTTAAAGCGGAACCCTTGGCATGTAAAGGTCACTTCGAATTCGTCCTGACCCTGACCTCGCAAACTGTTCTGTGTGCGGTCAATGGTACTGTAAGCGCCAGACGGGAACGTGGTAGGCCATCCGCCACCCGTGCAGAAGATCCACTCGATGTTCCGCATGTTCTTGTTCATGATCAAGTGGTAGATACGGCACGTGTAGTCGAGGTAGTTCCCCGCCAACGGCTTCCAGTAAGGCTCCATGCCTTCGTCGCCCAAGGTCACTGCTTCGATGTAGTGAACCCATGCGTTGAATAGCATTGGAATAATACCGGGCTTAGCGTTATAGAAGCTCTGGTGAATCTCGTAGTCATAGTTGACTTTCAGAACACCGTCCACGTACGCATAAACCTCACCCCTGAACCCAGCGGTACTTTTACCCGTTCCCAAACTCAAGTCAGGGAAGCCAGAACTCACCTTCAGGAAGTTAGTCAAGCAAGGGATCCAAGTGGTCAGTGGATCGTAGATTTGGTTAAGTCCACTGTTGGATGCACCCCACTTCGGATCGAGCATTCCCTTGATATAAGCAGCAGGACTATTCGGTCTAGGACTTACCAAGTTGGCCAGTTGACTGTGCAACTGAACATTCGCATCCGACAGGTTTAAAGATGGTCGTGTGCAGAACATTAATCCTATGGTGTCGTCGGGGATAGCAGCCATTGCATGGCCAGGTCCTAAGACTCTAATGCCCCGCAAACTGTTTATTAAGGCGGAGTCGAACCCAGGTCCACCGTTCTCGGAATAGACCGTGTTGAGCCATTCTCGGTAGTTGCTGTTGTTGAGTTGCTCACCAGGAGAATTTACCCCGGGTGTCTTGTTGAAGAAATCCTGGGAGTCATTCGTTTCATCAGCCATTTCAATACCCAATGATTAAAGGTGAAAAATATATGAACACGCAAAACCATATGGTTGGCGATATCCTGAACGTCGGCTCCTTCTTTCTGGATATCATGAAAAAGTTGTACCCAGATAATAAGGATATCGCCGGGGCTACCAACGTCGCTGATACGCTCCGACAGTCATACGATGTGGTCTCCACCACCTCGATCGGCCAGAACGCCCGCCGTACTCTGCTGTCCCCGATGGTTGTGGTTCAAGGCGACCTGCTGCATCAAGAATACATGGCTGACCTGATCACCGTGATCAACATCCGTGACATCGTTGCTACCCTCTCGCACTTCGCGATCCGCAACGCTGAACAGGTCGGTGTAAACATCTCGACTTACCTCGGTCGTGTGAACCCGAACCGCGCTGGTCTCCAGTCGTTGATCGCCGGTATCGAGAGCTTTGCTGCGGGTAACATCGACCCGAATCGTCCAAAGCCAGGTGAAGGTTCTTTCACTGTTAACGGCAAGACCATTCAGGAACTGCAAGAATACGTTCCACTGTCGATCGGTCGTGTTGTGAGTGCTACTGTCTTCGGTAAAGACGGTACTTCGGTTGACGTTCCGTTGACCTTCCGCCAGATCATCGTTCCAGCGTCGACTGATTCCTTGGAGAACACTTTCGGTGTGGCCAAGATCGAAGACGGCTTCAAGATGCGCTGGATCATGAAGAACAACGGCGAGATCACCAACCCGGAATGGTTCGACGGTGAAGACATCATTCGCGATCGCTTCAAGGCCATGCGCAATGATGACACCAAGTACTACACCGAGTCTCAGGCTCGTGACGTCCGCAACAAGATCGAAGCGGTCCGTACTGGTGTAATCAGCCTGAACACCATGGCGAACACTTTCATCATTACCGAAGATGAAAAGCAACAAATCGAATTGATCATCGGTAAGAGCTTCGCTAACCCGTCGTCTCGTAAAGATATCTTTAAGGTGGTTAAAGCCAACACCATCGTCATTGTCGACGAAGGCCGCGGTTCGTTCACCTTTTACACCAACGGTCAGATGATGCCTGAAATCTACACGCGTCGTGACTTGGCAATCAAGTCCAAGAAAGAGCCGGCTGTTAGCAGCCTGGAAGGTCTGGTCAAACTGCTCAACGGGGGCATCTGATGAAAATCACGGATTACGTCAGCAACGTACAAACGTTCAAGAAAACCGAACTCAGCCAACTGGTTACGGTTCTTCAAGTCAATGCAACTGATCTCCTCGGTAACCTGGAGCGGATGCACGTCAACAAGATCAGCCTCGACAACGGGATCAACCAGTGGGCCATCACCAAGAGCATCGTCACTGGTCTCAACAACGGTGGCTACCGCGGCATCTCGTTCGAGAAAGCGGTTGAAGCGGCACTGGGTACGGTAGTCGATCTGTCCGCTGCGCTGGAGCGCATGATCATCAAGGACAAGGACAGCGTCTGGGATGGCAAGCTGATCAACCTGCGTCAGGCCAACATCCTGATCGCAATCGAGCAAATCGATCAGTGGTTGAAATACACCACGTTGGTTTACGACGTTCTGATCAGTCTGAACAACAAGGCCAACCAGCAGGTCGACAACACCGTCACCAAGATCGATCTGCGTTTCCTGAACCAAACCCTGGAGTACTACAAAGGAACCCTCCTGTGGCTCCTGAAGGGCTCCAAGGTCATCATCGCTGATCTGAACAACATCGCTGAAGTCGAAGTGACCGAAGGTTCGATCGGCGTCATGGAAGGCAGCGGGATGAAAACCCTGCTGGCCACTCAGGAACTGGGCATCCATCACTTCAACCCAAAGTACTGGTGGAAGATGAACCGGATGAAGAGCCACATTGCAGAGATCGAACAGATCCGTCTGGCGAACGAACGCTTTGCGATGAAGATCAGCCAAGCGGTCAACCTGAAGAACGGTACCAACGACGCTGATCTCGATGAGCGTATCGAGGACTATCAGGATCGCATTCTGAAAGGGACTGCGCGTATCGCTGAGATCGACAACATGTACCGGAGCGCCAATGGCTAATTATCGTTCATTCGGCAATGGTTTCGTTAACGATGCACTGACCGATATCGAACTGGACAACATCTTCAAGAACTTTGCCCTGATGCGTCAGGATGGGGTTCTGGATTTCAGTTTGGTTATCGGCGGTGACCTCTCGGTTGAAACCATGCGAGAAGCAAAGCGACTGATGGGTGGTAGTTTCAGACAATTTATGGAAGCCAACTATAACGGTGGCTCAGGTCCCTTGGCGACGTTGATCAAAGACGTCGTCCACTTCGTCAATGGTCAGCTGTCGGCTACTCCGTTGATTACGTGCATTAACTTCGAAGAGAGCAAAGCCAAGGCGGTGGTTAAGACCCGTTTGGGGGCGTACACCCCTTCGAAGCGATCGTCGGGTAACCTGGCCTTGTTGGAAGACGGCTATGTGGTTCACGATTCTGACTTCTTCCAGCTGATGGCAGGGATTGGTCCGGCTCACGTTATTCGATTCCTTCAACTTATTGGTGGTGGTACCTACTATGGACAATGATCACGAAATCCTGTCGGCCCAGATGGCGGCGGTTAACTCAGCGAAGTCCGTGGAGCTGTTCGATGCGCTCCGCGGTACTATCCAGCTGAACGAAGTACAGACCGCCCTCGATAACTCCGCTGACCGTGTTCTGGAAACCCAGAAGCTGCTGGAAAACGTCGAGGCTTATCAGGTCAGCCCTGCGCTGGTTGAAACCGTGGATGAGCGTCTGGCCCGTGCCGGTGTTGAGATCCCGTTGGAAGTCGGCTTCGCTGAAGTACAAGGCGCTGAAGCGCTGGGCCATACTCTGCTGCCGAAGAACTTCCTGTTCACTCGTCAAGCCGGCTGCGAGAACTTCCTGACTCAGTTCTTCCGTGACTCCCGGGAAGTGGCCATCCAGATCGGTGCTGCGTTCCGCGACACGTGGGTGCTCTTCACTCAGTCTGAAGCCGACCTGAACAAGGCGCTGGATCTGCTGGAAACTCAGATCAACAGCTACCCTGACTTCATGAGCACCAACTCCTTCATCCTGGAGTTCCGTCTGTTCAACCTGTTCAAGGTGAACGGCAAGGTGAACGGCGACTGGACCGGCAACCTGAACAAACTGAGCAGCACCATCTCGGCGTTGAGTTCCGGGTACTACTTGAACAACAAGCAGACCCTGAACGCCCTGATGAGCTACTTCGGTGGGTTCACCAGCCTGAACCAAGCGGCGGCCATGGAACGTCTCCAGATCCTGCCGATCAGCATCCCGGACATCCCGTTCAAAGAGTGCACCTACCCGAACCGGACCCACGAAAGCCTGCTGACCACCAGCAAGCAATCGGTAGAACTGATGGGCGGTGCGTACTTCTACGACACTCGCCTGAAGAACCGTCCGAAGCGTTGCGAGACCATCGACTTGATCAGCGAGTTCATCGACCTCCACATCAAGAACGACCGCACCGCTTTCGAGAACAACGCCGATCTGGTTCACGACCAAGTGGGTACCGAGATCAAAGCGTTGTCCAGCAAAGAAATCAAAGCGATCATCAAGTCGCTGCGCGCTCTGCTGAAAGACTGGAACTCCATGTTCGAGAAGAGCGAGAAGTTCAAGGTCGGTGATGCTGACTTCAACGATATCATCAAAGGTATCATTGACGCCGAGATCGACGAGACCACTCGGATGTACATCGCCAAGTGGTTCGGTGCGCTGGTTCGTCATAACCAAATGGAGCTCTTGCAGATCCGTGTGGGGGTGGCCAACTACCTGACCCTGATCGTTAACGGTCTGATTCAGATCTGCAACAATTCCATCAAGGTTAACGCTGAGTAAGGGGAACAGTCATGAGTTCAGGTAACAAGACTCAATTGGCTGTTTGCCTTGAACAGCATCTGGAACTGTCCCGCTCGAATGATGAGTTGGGTCGTATGGGTCGCAGCCTCATCGCTGTGGCCGGTACTGAAGACTTCCAGAACGTTAAGGACAACGCAGTCAACGCCATGAATGCGGTAGGGCGTGGATTGTTTGCTGCTGGGAAGTGGGTGGGTGGTAATACCTTGGACATCGCACTCAAGGGATTCACTGTGGCGGGTAACCAACTCGCCAAGTCCTTCTCCGAAAACGGCTCGCTCATCAAGAACGTTCTTAAGGACGTGAGCAAGACCGCGGATAAGGATCTCAAGGTCCCGGCGGCTAAAGCGGCGGTTATCACAATCTCGGGTGATGCTTCCCATATCCTTCAGGACATGGAGGTGTTGGCGAAGACTCTCGAGCTGTGGGTTGCCCACGATAAAGAAGTGATGGATTTCTTGGACAAGGAACTCGTCACCCTCAAGAAACTGAAGTCTGCCAAGAAGGCCGAACAGATCCACGCCATTATCGAAGAGTTCGAAGGGTTGAAATACCCCGAGTTCAAACTGGGTAACAGCATGGGCAAGGCGGTTAAGTCGAACGTCCTTCCTGGTGGTCGTGTCTTTATCTTCACCGATGAAGGTACGCCTAAGTACTCTATGGGTGGCGACGCACCTTCTGGTGAAGCCAAAACCTTGACGTTGTCGAAGGCTGAAATCTCCGACATTCTCAACAAATTGGATAAGGTTAACGACCTCCATTTGAAGGTTAAGGAATCCTATGACGGTTACACGGCTTTCATCAAGTCGTGGGCTGATATGGTTAAGGGTGTCGATGGCAACCTGAGCCAGTTGGACAAGGTCAGCAAAACGATCCTTGGTGAATGTGAGAAACTCATGAGCGGTAACCAAGGGGCACTCGCATTTTATAGCGGATTCACTCCACGTGTTGTCGGCTATGTCGACAAGTACATTCATGGTGTACTTGGGGTTTTCGCTTAATTGTTTATAAACAACCCTCTCTTTCGTTAACGAAAAGGATACACGGAAATGGCACGATCCTCCCTCGACTACCTGATGATGGTAGCTGGTACCGAAAGCCTGAACGGCGGTGACACCGGTGGTGACAACAACCTGGGCGGCGGCGAGAACAACGACAGCCAAGTCAACCTCGACAACGTCGAAGCGGCCGTCGAACAAGCGCGCGCCGATACCGCCGAAGCTCAAGTGGTTGTTGAGCAAGCGGCCCAAGCTGCTGAAGAAGCTGCTGAAGTCCTGGAAGAGCACGAAGAAGCTCTGCAAGAGCTGACCGAAGAAATCGCCGGCGTCGAGTCGATGATCCGCGGCACCACTC